ACATTTTATTCTCCGTATAATTCACTAAGCATAACCTCTGGAGTTACATACTCCACAGGCGTTGAGTGGTGTTCAGTTTCACAGGCATCACAGTAATATATATCAGTGTTATCTACAGTTAGAATGTATTCCATACGTTCTGTCATGCCTTTGCAAACTTTACATATTTTTTCTGTGACATATGCATTCATTTAATTACCCTCTACTTCTGTTTAATTCTATGTACATGTCTCGTTGCGTATACCCCTCTTGATTAAGATACTTTTCATAATCATAAGGTGCTTGCTCTTCTGCTTCTTTAGCGGACATACCACATTCGACCTGTAAATCTTTTGCCCAGCCTATGATCCACGCTGCTTCAAATGCTGCGTGTTGGTCCTCGTCCATTTCATGGAACATAAGTGTCGAAAAATCTTCCATTTAATTACCCTCTATAACTGCAATGATATCAGCTAATGCTTCTTCCTGTCCTTGCTTACTACGCTTATAGCTTTTGCCAGTAAACTGGCCGACAGTTCGCAGCATGTTGGTGACAGTCCATCTAGTATTAGCTTTTATACCATGCTTGATCCAAAGTCTCAAGCCATGTTTCAAAGCTATAGCTTTATACATATTAGGTTCGATTGATATTGCTTCACTTGTCATAGTCTATGCCCTTGCCATTGTCTGATGGATTCCCATGATAGCATTGCTATGCAACCAAGATACATCGTCACCAGCTTCAAAATGCTTTGGATATTTTTCTGCTACTAGATCGCACCAGTTATTCCAAAGTACTTCACTGCCACCGATTTCTTTACACACTGCAAGATACTTTCGTGCTTTGTTAAAGCTAGCGGCGGTCATTTTGCCCTTGTCTTTTCCATTTACTTTAAACGTATTTTCATCCACATCATACTGCTTTAGATTGTGACAGTCAAGGCATCCAGCTTCACCAGTGGTGAGTTGCATGATAAACCCTGCTTTTACCAAGCCAATGCACGGGATACGCTGTAGAGTTATTAGAAACTCTTCTGGATAAATATCTCCAGCCTTGTAACTCTGTACCAAATTGTACAGCCATTCCTTATTTTTCATTACATATTTAATACCCTCTTTCTGTTTAGGCATTAAGTTATTGAATGATTTCATACCTTTGTCACGATAATTGTCCATCATATCTGGCAACAGCCAAGTAAAAGTTCTAATGCTAGAGATAACAAACATCGCTGCAAGAGCAGTTTGGGTTGAACCTTGATCGGCATACTTCTGGATCATTTTATTGTCGCGGTTATACATTAGATTTTCCTTTCGCTATAAAACCTTGTTGATTACGTCGAGATAGTTCTTTCTTTGCGTTCTCCAATCGTTGTGTTTCTTTGGCTGTATTAAACCAAGGGAGCATAGACAAAGCCTTGATCATGTTTCTAAGTTCCTGACGTTCACGTTTAAGCATTAGCTTTTCCTTAGATGTTGTCTGTTGAAAATTCTGTGACCGGGGTATCAAACCAACGGTCCCGTTCAATCTTGAGGCCCATCGGACCAGTTACACTGGTAAGTTCCGACAGTCTAAAGCTACCCCATTCTCGCTCCATGCCTTCTACAAAGCCAAAGAACAACCAATCACCGTTACTTTCTTTCTCACCTTCGGTGACATACCAAGACCAATTCGACCAAGGCGTAAAAAACTTAATTACTTTTTTGCCTAAATCTTTTTCGTTCTTTTTTGTTAGCATTTGCATAGCTTTAACCTTTCCGTGTTTCAATTACGATGGAAGCTACGTATTCAGACTTCGTTCTGGCTGATCGCTTCGCATCTTTCATATAACATGGCGCACACAATAGCAAGCCGCTATCTTTTACATGTGCAGCATCACCACACTGGTCACACTTTGGAAGTCTGGAATCATACATTAAATTTCCTTTTGTTAAAGATATAAATACTTAGCACAAGATATAGCACTTAGCTATACCTTGCACAAAGTATTTAGTGGGAAGGCCACTGCGATAGCTTTGTAGCAGTTGCTACGACTGGTGCCGCTTCCACAACTTCTGGCTTTACCGCTTCCTTCTGCTTTGCAGCTTCGCGGTCTGCTGCTGCTTTGCTAAAGCCAACCGGCTTGCCTTCTGGCAACTTGTCAGCGTTCTTGATGACTCTGAAAGAGCCATTGTCGAACTCAATCCGAATAGGCTTACCAGCCTTGTCAGCTTCCTTGAAAGCCTCTCGGCTTGTCAGGGCTACCCAGTTCTTGCCAGCAAATGCTTTGAATGTCTTAGTCATAATTTTCACTCCGAGTTGTTTGTTTACTTAATTAACTAACTACTGCTTACACTGTAAGCTAAGTAGTAGTTAGTAATTAGCCCTAATTTGTGTCATCACTCGCTGATGCCGTCTCTCCTCACGAGCGGCCTTCTCAATCTTTCGATTGAAATTCCTTTTGTCACTGCTACTTCTAGTCAGCTCGTTAGTAGTACTAACGGCAAAGCAAACCATAGCAGCTAGGGTTAGTACACCGACAATGCCAAAGGCAAGTAGACCATATTCCATTTCAATCTCCTTTAATTAACTAACTACTGCTTACATAGTAAGCTAAGTAGTAGTTAGTAATTAGTTTTCCATCAAAAACCTGTTGGATTCGTCGGCAAGAACACTAAACTCGTTGAGTTTATCTAGTAAAACTTCCCATTCTTTAAAGTCATCACTTATGTCACGTAGATCAGTTCTGTGCTGACAAAAATTCAGATAATCAATAACGTGTTGGTCCATTTTCAGTCTCCAAGTTGTTTAATTAACTAACTACTGCTTCCAAAGGAAGCTAAGTAGTAGTTAGTAATTAGAACATTCTGCTATCGTCAAAAGTAAATTCAGTGAATTTATCTTCAGAACTTTTAGCAAATACCATAGTGTCGATCTTTGGATCGAAATCTTCCTGACTTCTACCATCAAAAACTTTATGGTAAAAGTCAGGTTTACCAAAAACTTTTACGGCGGAGACATACTCGTCGCCACGAAATCCTACAAAATGCAACATAATATCCTCCCTTTGGTTAACATATAAGTTATGTTACTGATGGTATATAAGACATACTTTGACCACATTTGATCATACCTAAATAAAACGTCTTTTATTTAGTTAATGCCATGATTTCAGTGATCGAATTATATACCATCAATAACATAACTCATATGTTATTAAATACTCAGCACAAAGTATAGCCGACTAGCTATACTCTGCACAAAGTATTTACTTAATTAACTAACTACTGCTTCCAAAGGAAGCTAAGTAGTAGTTAGTAATTAGCCTTGAATGGCTAGAAACCTGTCGGTTTCATCAGTGTGAATGCAGGATACAAACTCACCATTCTCCGAATGGATGTCGAGATGCTCACTACCACCAACGGTGACATAAGCAACATAGTTGCTGTTATCTTCGATAGTCTGGATTGCTGTTGCAATGTTCATCGGTAAATCTCCAAGTTGTTAAGTTAATTAACTAACTACTGCTTACGTAGTAAGCTAAGTAGTAGTTAGTAATTAGGTTTCATCATAGCGGCTTGCAAAGCCTTGTCAAGCTCTGCTTGCTTCATCGTGCAACAAAGCTTTGCTTTGCTGTGGATAACTTAAGAAGTTATAAGCTTTCCAAAGGTTTAGTCGAAGACTAGCCTTGCTACCTTGTAGCAGAACTAGCCACTCTACCCATCCTTTGGATGATTTGGGATGGTTTGGGGTTGGTATTTAGTATATAATTAAATAAATACTGCTTCCAAAGGAAGCTAAGTAGTATTTATTAATTAAACTTGGAAAAAGGTATCTCTTTTGCCAGCTTTTTGTAAAGTTTTTTACTAATTCGCGTACCGTGCGCGGAAAAAGACCGCGCGTGTATATATATATAATATACCAAAGGGAGGAAAGGGTACCCATAATCTATGGGGCAGTAAAATCTAGTATTTTTTAGCGCGCACTTAATATAAACATTAGACTAATAAACAATACTACTACACTATTAAGATATAAATTAACATTTGTCTAACATTAATATATATGTTATAATAATGTTATGTTAAACATTGAAGATAACTTTCTAGATTCATATATTGACCTACAACACCTTCTTAATCAAGAAGTAAATCTAGAAGCTAACACAGATTTCCTCACATTTGTACGTCTTGTCGCTCCAAGCCTTGTGTCTGGTTGGAAGATGGGTAAACATATTGAACTAATCTCTGAAAAGCTGAAAGATTTAGAGTCTGGAAAAATAAAAAGACTGATGGTCTTCCTTCCACCACGTTCATCAAAGTCTGTTATCTGTTCTAAGTTGTTTCCAGCATGGTATATTGGTAGAAACCCAGAACATGAGATACTGACTGTCTCCCATAGTGACCAATTGTCTAGTGATTTTGGTCGGTCTGTCCGAGATGTGGTTAATACTGAAGAGTTTTCTAAAATATTTCCCGGTGTTGCGCTACGTAGTGACGTTCGTGCAGCAGGTAAGTGGAAGACCACACAAAATGGTACCTACTATGCGGCTGGTGTTAGGTCACAAATTGCTGGACGAGGTGCTCATGTAGCAATTCTGGATGATGTGATGTCTGAAGAGGACTCATATTCAGATGCAGGTAGAAGATACATCAAAGAATGGTACCCTGCTGGTCTACGTACTCGTATTATGCCCAACGGTGCGATTGTTATTATTAATACGCGCTACCATCATGATGATCTTTGCGGATGGTTGCTACGACAGCAGGAAGACATGGGTGACTATGAAACAATCCCATGGGAAGTGATTAAGATTCCTGCATGGGTAGACGAAGAAGCAGCAGAACTGCTTGATTTACCAGTGGGTAGTAGTTATTTTCCAGAATGGAAGTCTGATGCGCTATTACGTATTGATGAACATGAGATCAAGGCCAGTAACGGTAGCAGATACTGGAATGCTCTGTATATGCAAGACCCTACCCCTGAAGAAGGTGGGTTAATTAAAAAGAAGTGGATTCAGGAGTGGGAATACGAAGAGCCTCCTACCTGTGAGTTTATTATACAAACGATGGACACTGCTTTTTCTACAAGTAACACGGCTGATTACAGTGTTATCCAGACATGGGGCATATTCTACATGTATGACCAAGATGAAGAAGGGTTAGAGGACTATGCTTCTAACTTAATCTTACTTGGTAATGTTAAGGGTAGGTTTGAGTACCCAGAGCTTAGGCGTATTGCACAGAAGCTGTACAACCAGTACAGACCTGATGTCTGCATGATTGAAAAGAAAGCAAGTGGACAG